CATATCAGACTGTAATAAGAAAATTTGTTTCTCATTAGTCGTAGCCATAACTCTATTTGGAACCACCTGAATGTCTCCAAAGTCTGAGCTATAAACGTCAATAGCAGCATACTCTACTTTGCTTTCTGCTGGACCAAAACGAGTTGTGTTCGCATTAAATCCAGAGATTACTTGTTTTACTGTAGGTGGAACTACCAATAGATCCAAATCACCACCAGAAGCATAAACTTCTTGGATAACAGTTTTTAGGATTGTTTCAGTAAGGTCTCTGTCTGTACCTGAATTAGGTAAGTCAGCTCCAGCACCAGTAGAAAGTGATCCACTAGTACCTGCGTCACCGTTAGTAGCAAGCCATGTAGGAATAGATCCCAATGCTCTAGCAGCAGTAGCAGAACCTACAGCTTGAACTTGTCCTTTAATAAGAGCAAATTCCATGTCTTTTTTCAGTTCTTTTGATTTTTTAGCAATTTGATATGCCATTTCATCAGCTCTACCAGCAGCGTCAACAGCACTTTGAGTTCCTGATAAAGCAATTACTTTGTCAGAAATTTGTGTCATGTTGCTAGCTCTAGTTGTAGCACTCATAGCATCTATAGTTGCATCATCACCTTCGATAACTGAGTTAGCAGCAGGTGCAGCTAATGCGTCTAGTTGCCATTCGTGTTTTGTAGCTTTAGCAGCGGTTCTAGGAATCGCTGAAAGTATAGGAGTATCTTCAGGGCTGATATTGTAAATAACATCCACTAAATCTTCTCTTATACCAGTAGTATCGTACGTATCGTACAAGTTGGTTGGTTGTGCCATAAGGCCTCCTTATTTTAATTAGAGAAAGTCTTTAAAAATCTTGGCAGCATCTTTTACTTGACCAGACTTTTTAAGACGACTTAGTTTATCTCGTCTAAGTCTTGAAGCTTCATCAGCTTTTGATTTAGCAACACCAGGCTTAACAACTCTAGGAGCTTTAGCAACTTTCTTTGTAACTTTAGGATTTGCTTTTCTTAACTTATCATAAGTCATAGCATCTTTAATTAACAAGACTTGTCTTGAATCATAAATACTATTGATCTCTTGATCGCTATAACCAACACCTGATAGATATCTTCTCATATCAGATTTCATTTTGGTTGCTTTAGCAGGATCAGCAAAGTCAGGTATCAAGGTAGCAATTTTATTTTGTTGCTCCTGGATATACTTTTGAAACTCTTGCATTTGATTAGCTCTAGTTTCTTCCTGGATCATGTTTAAGTTTTCAGCACGCTTCCGCATTTTATGCTCTTGTCGTGCAGCTTCAACAGGATCATCTTCATAAAGTTTTTCAAAGTCTATATTACTATATTCTCTTTGAAGTTCTTGTTGTGCCATAGTTGTTAACTCAGTTAACTTAGACAATTTTTGGTTAATCTCAGATTGAGATTGTTGCAATAGATCGTTGTACTTTGATTTCTCTAAAGACAATTCTGATGTCTTGCGTGTATAATCAGCTTCTCGTTGATACCCTCGAAGTAGTTCATTAAGGGTGACCTCCATTTCGCTACCATCTACTTTGACAACATATGCAGGCTCCTCTGAAGTTTCATCAATATCTTCTTGAGCTTCTTGTTCCACAGCTTGTTCTGTAACTTCTTCAGTTTCCTGATCTATATACGGAACATCACTTGGATTAACTGTTTCTTCAACAGCTTCTTGTTCGACTGTTTCAGTTGCTTCTTCAGCTACTTCAGTCGGTTGTTCTTCTTTTGTTTCAGCAGGTTTATCTTCACCAGACATTAGTCCAGCAATAGCTTTGCCTGCATCAATTACATTAATAGCTTCATTAGCCATAATACACTCCTTTGTGGTTAGTGTTATATAAGCACTCCAGGATGGGTGGTGCTATTTTTTGCGAAGATCCAGTAATTGTTTCTCTGCAAGTTTACCAGTTTCCATAATAGTACGGAAATGGTTTTCAAACTTACCTAAAATTTGATAAGCAAGATAGATCTTTGTTCTTGCTAGTTCATCATTTGGTCCTGTTTGAAATATCGCTTCAGTATAAGATTGTTTTAAAGTTTCTAATGTTTCTTTAAACAACTCATCTTCTAAAATTGTTTTAGCTCTTACGCCTCTATTTGCTTCTATTTCCAGGTTCGACATCTATTTCTACACTCATTCCTTGTGGTCGTTGTGGTTGTAATAGTTCTTTAGTAGCAGCATCTAGCATTGCTTTATTGGATTCTGAAATACCTTTCATCTCCATAGCTTCACGCTTAATAGCTTTCTCGTCTATATCAGACTCATACTTCATTTCAAGTTCTTTGATTTTAGCCTCGAAGTCAAGCATCATTTTTTGATACCTTAATTCAATCTCTCGCATTCTATTCTCATATTGCATTTGAGCTTCAGCTGCTTTTTGTTGAGTTTGAATTTGTGATACCTTTTCAAATTCTGATGGTGGTTTAGGTTGTTGAGGTGGCATATTTTGCATACCAGTTTGTGGATCTGTAAAGTATGAACCAACATCTTTCAGTCCAGCATTCTCAATAATACGAGCTAATGTATTGTATATGTTATTTAAATTAACTATTGGACCAGCTGGTGAGCCTTGTAATTTAATAGCTTCAACTTGTTGTTTAAGTATTGCATTCAATATACCAAGTTGTTGATCTCTAGATCCAGTACCTAATCCAACATGAATAGTAACATTGCATCTGTTTCTCCATTCCATAGGATTCATAGGAACAAAGTTATTTCTTATTTTAATAATGCGTTGTTTGTCTTGATACTTAACAACTAATTCAAATATCTTTTTAAACATATCCTTAACACCAGTCTCAGCAAATACTCTAGCAATTAATTCTAATCTCATTTGTGATTGTGATAGAATAGTATTTATACCTGATGCAGTTTTGTTTAATGTATCGGTATCCATACCTTGATTGTATTTAGTAATACCACTTCGTTCTTCTTTAATGGTATCAAGATACGATAATAATGGAAACGCCTGGTTAGTTAATGTTTGATTTTGTAATGGCATCATAACCTGACTAGGTGCTGATTTAGTTCTTACAATTCCACCAGGTCTATTTGTTAATAGATCATCAAGATTAACCTGACCATCCATAACAGCAACTCTGTTATTATTTGTTAAGTACATATTGTCTAGTACTTGTCTCATAACAGTAGATTTAATTAATTGAATATCTTCTACTAACTCAGATACTGATCTACCATAGAATCTATGTGGAACAATAATAGGTGTAACAGAACAGAAAGGATGAGAATCAACAGGAACATTATCAAGAATAGTATAACCATTATCTCCTGCGCTTGTGATCTTTCTTAACTCTGCAATACCATCACCATCAACATCCATTCTAATATAAGATTCATAAACAATTATTTCTTCAGTAGATGCATCACCTACTGTACGATCATAATCATCATCTAAATTTCTATATCTACTGCTGCGTTCTGAATTGTATTGTTCTTTATTTTCAACAGGCATATTATAAATTTTATCATAATCAAAACCCATCTCAATTAATTGACTACGAGTTGTTGGTACTCTATGACAAACAAAGTTTGCATCCTTTAAAGATTTAGCCTGGCGTTCAATTAAAAATTCTTCAGGTGGTATCGGTTCTATTTTTACTTTACCAAATTTTTCTGTTCTTGAAATTACAACATCATGTATCATAGGAATCTTAACTCTGTTAAGTTCCTCTTGCATCATTAAAGTTTGTGGTACATCAGGAAGTTCATTAATTTGTTCTTCCTGTTTTTGTTTTGCTTTAATAAATGTTTCATCTTCGTACTCAGTATGTTCTAAAACTTCAACACCTTCTTCTTCAATCAACATAGTGAACTCATCTTCTGATAACTTCTCGTATGTTTCTCTTTCTACTTTAGTAGAGTCATCCCAATAAACTTTACATACTCCATTCTTCTGAAGTAATGCATCTTTAAACATTGTATATAATGAAGTGAATCCATCATTATCTTTATTGAATATATGATTTAGATAATCAGTTGCTTGTTCTGCAACAGCTACATCTTCTTGAGATACTGGTTCTACTCTTACAATATTATCTGATGCAGTAAATATTCTAAGTAGTGGTGGTAATATAGATTCAATAGTATCAGCTACATCAGTTGAAACAACTTGTGATCTACCTTCTACTTCATTACCAAAGCCTTCACCGAAATAATATTCGTTTGCTTTGCGTCTTGAATCTGTAAGCTCTGATTCATAAAAACCATAACTGTTCTTAATGTGGTCACCAAGAATACCTGATATGTTATAATCGTCTAGTGGTTTACCTTTTGCCATATATTTCCTTAAACTATATATCTTGTATCTACAGTCATTGGTTTAGTCCAGTCTGTTCTTGTTGGTCCATCAACAGAACAACCATACCTAAAAGCATCAGCTGCGTGTGACGCCCAATCATGTAGGGGTTTATTTTTAAATGTTTGCATACGATCATCAAACTGTTTACGGTATTGTCGCAAACAATCAATACCATATTTACATTTATTTTTATCAAACCAACAGTTATCTAAATTATTTCTTACAGCCTCTATACCATGATCTACAGCTAGTCGAGGACATACTTCAAAATCTAATCCTAATTCATAAGCAACTTCTAGCCTGGACTTACCAGTACCAAGTTCTCTTGTTGTTATATCATGTGGTCCAACATGACGACCATAGTTATAACCTTTTTCTTCTAATGCATTCGCATAGTAAGCTAATGATTCACCATCAGCTTCTAAGTAATCTATTAATCTTATTTCGTTTCCAATTCTTTGTGCAAACCAAATAGAAGTTGAATCACCTATTCCTAAATCCCACCATGTTTCAACATCAACAGTAGGATCATATTCAACATCAGTAATTCTATTTTCTTTTTCAGCCTTCTGAATTTGTTTTCCGTAATAGGCTCCTGAGACAGCAGCTTGAAAGCTACATTCAAATTCCTGCTCGTATTGGTCGGCTGGCATTGTTAGCTTTGCTTCTTCTAATTCATAGTCAGGTATGATATCAGTTTCAGAAGCTCTGTATAATTGTCCGTACCAATCTCCACCTCTGCGTACAGCTAGATCATATACATCCCAGAATTGATTATGTCCCATTGGTGTTCCAATAAAGATTACATATCCAAGTTTGTCTGACACAGCTGGTCTAACAACTTCAGTCCATACTCTAGGAGACATAAGAGCAAACTCATCCATGCATACACCATCAAAACCTAAACCTCTAAGTGCATCAGGATTGTCCGAGCCGAAGATTTGTATACGAGATCCATTCCATAGATCAACCTTCAGTTCGGTCTCATGACGTTTGCCACCAAGTTTCATTAAGGGTTCAGTATATTCTTTTAAATAGTCGTAAGCGACTGCCTTACCCTGGCGATAGGTTGGTGCGATATACGCCAATCTTGCATTTGGTATTTCACAGGCGGTCATAATTAAATGGTTCACTGCAAATACAGTTTTTCCAAAACGCCTATGGCAACAAATTACATTAAATCTTTTTAGTTCGTTATGAATCTTTTCCTGTAAAGGCCGAGGTTCATACGGTATGGTAACTTCCATTAATTCTTTTTCTTACGCCATCCTATTTGAACAGTAATTGGTTTATCATCATTGCCAGATAGAGTCTGATTAACAGACGATAACTTTGAATGAACAAATGGTGCAGCTTCTTTAGCAGCCCACATCTTCTTTTCTACAGATACTTGTGGGTTATTCAATAGGTTTAGCATATATTTTAATGGAGTAGTTTGTCCTTTACCTAATTCAGCAGCTAATCGTTCTGCCTTTGTTCCTGCCTGAATACCTTTTGGTCTACCAGCTCCTGTTCTTTTTCCACCTCGTTGAGCCATTATATTAACCCTAACTTTCCTAGCATTGCCATATTCATTAACTGTTGTCTTTGTCCTTTATTAACAACAGATGGTGAGCTGTTAGTATTAGCCATCATTGTATTTTGATTCATAGGTTGTTGTGGTCTTTGCATTGGCATCATATTCTGTACAGGTCTCTGCATTGGAATATCAGGTTGCATTTTATAATTACTTAAATTAGTAGGCTTAGATCCTGAGTTATCAATAGCTTTCATTAAATTAGATTCAGATGCTTTCATTCCATCAAACTTTGATCCAGGTGCAACTATAACTCCATCCTGTATGAATGCATTCTTAGTTCCATCTTTTAATAATAATCGTAGTGGTGATACCATAATCTTTCCTTTGGTTAGCAGTTCCAGGCTCTAAGAGATTTATTAATTCTAGAGTTTGGATCTCTTGCTGTTTTCTTTGAAGTTAATTTCTTTTTCATACCTTTCATTCTAGCACAGAAGGATGCTCGTCTTGGGTTACCTACCTTCTTACTAGGAGCTTTCAGGTTCCGTTTTTTTCCAGTCTTAGTTTTTCCTTTATTGTAAGACGCACGACCTTTGGCATTCAAACCCCCCTTGGGATTCTTACCTTCTTTTCTAGTCCATGCTGGTGTCTTAGCCATGTTTCTTCTGTACCTCAAATTTAGCTGATAATGATGCTCCTTTGTGAGGTTTAAATTTACCTGAATGTTTCATTAGTTTATAAGATGAACCTTTCTTCATCCAATGAAAACCAGCAGGTGCTTTAATTGCTTTCATCATTTCTGTTTTCTCTTTCTTCCTGATGCAGTAACAGACCAGCTTACTCTTTTCGGTCCAGTCTTTTTAGCTGCTTCTTTCTTTGTTATTCGTTTGGCTACCTTCTTAGGTCTACAAGCAGGGTATGGTCGGCCTTTATCTTTCTTTCCAGAACGCCCACACTTCTTTCCTGTCTTAACATCACGCCAGTCCTCTTTGAACCACTTGCGTAAACCCCCCTTGTAAGCCATTTAGTACTTGCCACCACGCTTCTTATACGTTTTGACAAGCCATGCGTTAGCATAAGCACTAGGATATACCTTGAACTTCTTCTTTGCCTCTGCTTTGACTCTAGAGTATAGGGCTTTATTCTTAGGTTTAGGTGATGCCATTATTTCATGAACTTTCCATTAGATTCTTCAATACGTTTCATAAGCTTTTTGTATTCTTCAAAGGTCATACCTTCTTTAAAGTTTTTAAAGAATGGATTACCAGGTGTGTTCTCCAATACCTGCATCTTTCTACCCATCCTTACCTTAGGATCTGGTCTACCGCTTCCAGCTTTAGTACCCATTAGTATAACAATCCCTTCTTCATGGACTTCTTAGTTTTCTTTTTCATCTTTTTCTTTTTATTCTTTTTAGGTGGTCTACCTTTAGTAGAACCATACGTACCTTTACCCATTGGCATAGTTATCTCTCCTTTGAAATAGTGTTTAAATTGATTTTAAGGTATCAAACAGACGAATCTTACTCGATCAGGTCTGTATCTACCATGTTAAGGTTACCTGCTACTGTACGCCTCTCTCCGTCACCCTCGAATGGGTACACACAATGCTGTGTCCAGGATGGAAACATCAGTAGTTTACCTACTTCAGGCTTGATAGTCCGTGAGAATGGTGGTCTTAGCTCCTCCAAACCCCGTATCCCTGTCTGTCCGAAGTGAAATTGCAGGAATCCGTCTGCGATCCCACTA